GCAAAAGCTATGCCAATATTTATTTTCTGAAAAGGGTTGTAATGCTCAGCCAGGCTGTTATACTGCACTCTCACCCACACAGAAAAGGACCGAAAAATGAGCATATCCGTCAAAATCGTAGAACACGCCGCGCACCATTGCTTCCAGGATGCTATCCGCATCAACACCTTTCGTGAGTGGGAAGAATGCCATCACCGGCTGTCGGGGATGGTAACCTTGGCAATCTGGGCAGACGCCAGCCGTAGCGCAAAAACCACACTACAATTATTGCGAGACATCGCAATGGAACGCAAATGGATGACTTTTGACGCTTAGCGTCAAAAGTTTGACCACCCGTCAAATCTTTGACGGGTGGGGGCGGTTATCGGACTTGGTCCGAGGCTCCTCGGACCTCACTACCCCACGCGTAAACGATACAAGGTTTTTGAGAAACTACTACAAGGTGTATAAGATTTTTGAGAAACCAAGGTATATTTTTTGCATTGATTTTAGAGAGCTAAAATAAAATATTAACTTTAATATGCTAATCTACACCTAGCCTAAAAAGTATCAAGTGGGATTGACATGGACAAAAAAATTTGATATAATGCAATTTAATAATAGAAAAAATAAGGAGTACACATGTCTAATGCAATGATGAATCCAGAAGAAACTTATAGGATGCCACCAGAATTGCTAGAAGTTACTACTAGATATTTAGAAACAGCTAGTATAGAAGAAACAGCAAGTACATTAGATATACCTGTAGAAAAGGTAGTATACTATTTAAATAAAAAAGAGTCAAAAAGATTTATAGATACAATCTTCTTAGAACAAGGATATATAAATAGAACAAAGCTACAATCCACTCTAGATACAATTATAGATAAAAAACTGCTAGAGTTAGAAGAAGCAGAGTTAACTAGTAATAAAGACATTGCAGACTTATTAACTCTAGCATTAAAAATGCGAGAAAGCTTTGTAAAAGATTTAGTAGCAGAACCAAAAGAAACACAACAAACAAACGTACAAGTTAATGGCCCAGCAAATTTTGGGCTTAATTATAATAATTTACTAACTAAACTTATTGAGGATTGACATGGTAGACGAAACAAGATGGAGACATCATAGAAGAGCATTCGCTTCAGCAACAACAAGCGCAGCAGTGACAAAAAGTGACAGCACTGTATTAGATTTTAATGCACTATTTGTAGGAGGCGGTGGAGACGTAAGTATAGACCATGAAGAAGGCGGAGCAGCAGTGGTTTATTTAGGCGTATTACCTGGTTCAATCCTACCTGTTAGTGGAGTTAGAGTAAATGCAGCTACGACTGCAACTAATATAGTTTGGATGAAGTGGTAGTGGGAACTTTAGCTATCATTGGAATATCTACAGCAAGTATGCCTAATAGACTTTTCAGAGGTATATTAGCTTCTAGTGGTACATTTATACTTACTGGTAGCACTATTTCAATACCTAAAAAATTAGAAGCTACTAGTGGTACATTTACACTTTCTGGTACTTCAGTTACATTAGGATCATAAAATGGCAAAACAAGATATAGACTTAGGTACCGGTCCAGATACACCTGGAGCTGATAATTTATATGAAGCATTTAGCAAAGTAAAAGATAACTTTGATGAACTTTATGCTGAAAAAATTATACTTGTTAGTGAATATACAGTAGCAACTTTACCTTCAGCATCAACATATGATAATGCAATTATTATTGTATCCGATGAAACTGGGGGTAGAACCTTAGCTACTAGTGATGGAGATAAATGGTATAGAGTTAGTGATGGAGTTGAAGTTTCATAATGGCTAAACAAGCAATAGACATGGGTACCGGTCCAGATACACCTGGAGCTGATACATTAAACTCTGGATTTACAAAGGTAAATGCCAATTTTGATGAATTATATATTAGAAATGGTGAATATACTCCCGCAGGAGTTTTAGTGTATCCATATATAAATGCACAAACTGTAGTTTATGCTAGCGGTATTGTAGATTATGTATCTACATCTTATGATTCTAAAACATGGACTCTAGGCCCTTCCGCATATAATGCTGTAGGACAAGTAACAGAAATAACCGCTACAGATAGTATCACAGAATGGACAAAAACTATTGCTTATACTAATGGTGTAGTATCTAGTGAAGGAGAGTGGACAACATGAGTTTAGCCGATGCTATACTAGGAAGTATAAAAATACCTAATAATGCTTTACAAGTAAGTACTGGATATATGGAAGTAAAATATCTAGCCAATGCATTAAATACTACTGGAACTAAAACTTCTTTAGAATATGGTGTAGATAATATATCATGGCCTGCTTCATTTCAACTTATTGCCACAGGACGAGGTTCAAATACTACTGCTGTAGAAATTGAAGTTTCTAATGATAATATTAATTATTCGTTCTATTGTTATCTATCATTAAGTGGTGGATCTACAGGTATAACACGTACTTCAGGAATTATACCTTGGAAATACGTACGTATTACTTGTACTATATTACAGAACCCCGGTACAGGTACTTATTCGGTGATAATGCTATGAAAACTAATTATTTATTACATAACCCCGTTAACTTAAATATTCCTGGTAGTTTAGATATAAATGGTACATATATTTTTACTCATGTAGTAGGAACTGCTTCTGAGCGTGCAAATACTGCATTATCATTCTTAACTACTGGTTTAGTATGGGATGAAAATGATACTGGTGATATTTATAAATTTATTGGTCCTTTAGTTACTGACTGGATTCAAATTGGTACTGCTGGAGCTATTAATGTTAATCCATTACTAATTTCTGGTGAAGATCAAACAAATGATGTCATTAAGGTGGAGGAGAGATTCGCTTATCATCATGTAGAGCCTTCACAGACAGCTGAGATTTTAGGGACTACAGGGGCAGCAGGTGATTTCTTGCACACTATCACCTGGAGGAACACAGGAAATGGTCAAATAACCATTATTGACGGATCTACAAATGTACTAGCGGTAGCCGGCATTGGCACACCAGCTAGTGTTCAGACTGGTACATATATTATTGATGCTGTATGCACAACTGCCTGGAAGATCACCACAGGTTCTGGGTGTGAGGTATTAGCTACAGGCAGATTTACCTAATGGCTGACTTCTTCGTATCCCAATCTGGTGCTGGATCCACAGATGGGTCTAGTCCTGCCAATGCGCAGGCTATTGGCTCTGTCACATGGTCATCTCACCCAGGGAATGATGTCTATTTATTGGGGTTGATAACAACAGGTGTAAATGTCAATGCAGATGCCACTGAGGGTAACGAAATTGTTATCCGTGGTGATGGGGCTACTCCCGGTGTAATTACCGTAACAGGGGCGTATGGGATTTTATTCGCAGGCGATTGGATTATCCTGAAGAACATAACTGTTACAGGTTGCAGCACTTATGGTATTAAGATTGCGTCTGCGGTAGATGTAACAGGTTCGACTATTGATAATTGCGAGATAACAGATAATGTGCAGCGGGGTATATCTTATTTGCAATCCAGTGGCACTGCAAAAACTCTCGATCAATTAACTATTACAGATTCCACGATAACGGGTAGTGGATATGAGGGTATCAGGGTCACGATAGAAGCAGCAGGTGCTGCCTCTGATAAGATTACGAATTTAACTATTACTGGGAATACTATTACTGGTAATGGTGGAACACTTTACGCTGGAATCCGTGTGGGTGATAGCGGTCATGTTTCTGCTATTAACGAAACCCTAGTTATTGACAATAATACGGTATCGAGTAATCGAGGGATTGGTGGGGTTCTCATTATAGGGTTCACCGATACATCGTATGTTAGCAGTTTTTCCGGTAATACATGCAATGGGAACTTAGGGGTTCTCGGTGGGATGAATATTCAGGTATCGGCGTATTTCACAATTGAAAATAACACATGTAACAATAATGAGGCGGATGAAGGCATTGATGGTCATGGTCTACTCATTGATGATGGCTGCGACAATATTATTTGCAGGCATAATTCATGTAGCGGAAATGTTGGCTATAGCGGTGCGGATATAACATCTGGGGCCGGGATAATGGTGTTATCTGTGACAAATGGTGAGATATACGGAAACCTGGGAACAGGAAATCGAATTGGGATGATATTGGGTGGTGCGTCAGCCCATACATCGACTCGCATTTATAATAATACTTTTGTTAATTCGACTCATTATGGATTCATTGCGGGCGATGCGATGGCAGATGATGTAGTTGAGATCAAAAACAACATTTTCACAGGTGATAGTGATGGGTTTTACGTCAATACCGGAACAGATCAGACAGATGAAGATTACAACATCTTCTATGGGTTTGATACTCCGACTACAAACCATACCCTGGGGACTAATACCTTAACTTCAGATCCTCTTTTAGATGCTAACTACAAACCAACTGTTGATTCGCCTGCTTATGAAGCAGGGATATTTGTATCTTCTATTAAGGATTACCAAGGCAGACCATATCATATCCCACCAACTATAGGAGCTTATGAGTTTACTTCTGGATTCCCTGCGCAGCCAAGAACATCAACTAATACTCGTATAGGCAGATTTACATGACCACAAGTTATTTGGATGTAAATGCTGTTGGGGGTGGTGATGGCACAGTGGGGACGCCGTGGAATTCTCTGCCGGATGCTGAGACTAATAAGGCGTCTTGGGATGAACTCAGGATAAAGCGAGGGACAGTAGAGAATCTTGCGGACTATGGCGCTGAGTCTAAGTGCACATTTTATAGTGGGGATTCGGATAAGACAGTAACGACATATTATAATGGTGATGGGTCTGATGATATATCACAGCCAAAACCTGTTTTTGACCATTATCACACATCAGAGGCTGGTGATTGGACAGAGGTAGACCCTACAGATCCGACTAGCCTATCTCCTGGGTCTAATCTATGGATTTTAGATGGTGGAATAGCATCATATAACCCCATACAGGCAGTGTGGTTTGGGGATGACTTTACCCCGGGCCAGTATCAGTTAGAATATTGGACTGTTGTGACTTCTACGCTTACCGATGTGACGACGAATGTCCCTGCTCAAGCTTTTCAGTTTGATTGGTTTCGGGGAACGGCAGAAGACAATAACCGGTTAATCGTGTATTCAGTAGGGAACCCCGTCACTTATTATGGCGCGGTGTACTGGAGTGCAAATACCAAAGATAGAGTTTTTGAAGCTTTCAATTCCGATAACATTGTGATTGAAAACCTGTGTTTCCGTTATACCTCCCTAGGGGTGTTTAATGAAAGTGCAACAGATTCAACTACAGTCACTGGTGCTATTGTACAGGATTGTGCTTTTAATCGTTGTGGTACGGGGATAAGAATTGCCGGGGCGGAGGGAACCTCACGAATTATGGATAATGCGATAATCAGGCGCAATACATTTTCCGACATTTTGCGTGGGGGGATTTGGGTTAGAGGTGAAGTAAGAAACGCTCGTATTTATGGGAATGCCTTTACCTCTAACGGGCTGGCTGTGTCGACTGGGGGAGTATATTTTAGTAAATGTATTCCTGGTACTGGATATTATAATTATGTGTATAACAATACATTTACAGATATGACATATGGACGATTTTACAACGGTGATGGAGGGGGGATAGAGACTGATTCGCAGACCACAAATACACGGATATATGGAAATGCTATTTCTCGATGTTATCAAGCATGGCATGATAACTCGGGCAAGGAAAATTGGTTTTATTCTAATCTGGTAGACGATTGTGGAATGGTTTATTTCGCAACTGATGCAACAAGCCAGGATGGGAATAATGCGCACATTATTAATAATACCTGCACTAATTTAACTGTGGATAGCACTTACAATGATGGCGACCAAACGCCTAAAGCTGCGATCCAGTATTCACCTATGACAATTGCTGGAGGCGAGACAAAGAATAATATTCTTTCAGGCTTATCTGGTAGCGGGATTCGTCGTTTTGACGCGCACAGTATTACTGAAGACAATAATTGCTTCAACGGATTTGCAGTAAATGTGATTGATGAAAATGATAATGCGGAATCTATTGGTAGTAACAGCATATCAACCGATCCTCTTTTAGGCGCGGATAATAAACCACTAGTAGATTCCCCAGTCTACGAAGCTGGCGTTTACACTGACGCGATAAAAGATCGTAACGGTAGACCATATCATATCCCACCAACTATAGGAGCTTATGAGTTTACTTCTGGTTTTCAACCTCAAGATCGTTTACTACGATAATGAAAATCTCTCGTGATAATATTAGTGATACTTCTATTACAGAATATCCTGTAAAAGAACGCCTAATAAAACTAGATATAAGTAAGTACTTACAACTAATAGATATTGAACCTGTCCCGCCACAAATAGCTTTTATAAATGCTATTAATAATCCTGAATATAGATTTATTACTGCAGTATTAAGTAGACGTACAGGTAAAAGTTTTATAGCTAATGTAATCGGTCACTTAATTACTTTAATACCCGGATGTAATATATTAGTTATAGCACCAAACTATGCTCTTTCTAGTATTTCTTGGGATAATCAGAAAAAACTATTAACAGCTTTTGGTGTAGAAGTACAAAAATCAAATGCCAAAGATAAGATAATAGAATTAAAAAATGGGTCAACAATTAGAATGGGCTCTGTAGGACAGGTAGACTCTGTAATCGGACGCAGTTATGATTTAATTATATTTGATGAATGTGCTGTTAATAATGATGGAGCAGATGCATTTAATGTTCAGTTGTGCCCTACATTAGATAAAGTAAATAGTAAAGCTATTTTTATTAGTACACCTCGCGGTAATAATTGGTTTCACGAATTTTATAAACGTGGATTTTCAAATAATTTTCCCACTTGGGCTTCTATACTTAGTACATATCATGATAATCCTAGAACAGATTTACAAGCTATAGAAGATGCAAAAGCATCAATGAGTCGCGCTGAATTCGCACAAGAACATTTATGTGAATTTATAGCATTAGAAGGTCAAATATTTAATCTTAATAAGACTCAAATAGTAGATATAGATATATCTACTTTAGAAGTATTAGATGTAGTAGCTGGATTGGACTTAGGATTTAGAGATCCAACAGCTTTTATTGTTGCTTTAACAGATGGTTATAATTACTATTTAGTTGATGAATATTTAAATAACGAATCTGGTACATCTGAGTACGCTAAGATGATACAAGATAAAATTTCAGAACATAATATTGATTTTATCTATATTGATTCAGCTGCACAACAAACACGCTATGACTTAGCATATGATTATGATATTACTACTATAAATGCTAAGAAATCAGTAAATGATGGTATTGGATATTTATCATCACTGGTAGATCATGATAGAATATTCATCTCTTCTAGTTGTACTAATATAATAGATATGTTTGATAATTATCGATGGGATCCTAGAGAAGGATTACTAGCAGAACGCCCATTACATGATAAGTATTGTCATATTGCAGATGCGGTAAGATATGCTTTATATACTCACTCACATAATTTAGAAACTATAGGCAGCTAGTAGTATGGCTCAGCTTAAATACCCAATTTCAGATAGAGCAACTGACTCGTGGACAACAACTCCTTTATGGAGTGATGTTGATGATCAATCAGATGCGGACTGGATATCCAGTCCTACGTCGGGTAGTAATAATGCCTGTGATCTTAATATTGATGCTTTAGAAGATCCTGAAGCTGACGATATTGTTGTTTATTACCGTGCTCAGCGTGCATCTGGCGGCGCTGCAATCCGTCTTGACGTATACACCGTTGACGATGGGCTTATCCATACAGGAACACAGCAAGGTCCTGGTAGTTCATTTGCTGAGTACACAGAAACACTAACAACTGGTGAACGCCAAAACATAACAGACTGGGACGGTCTGTATGTTCGCATTACGCAAATCGCTAACAATAAAGGTGTATTGGTTTCTGCTGTCTGGGTAACAGCACCTGATGCCCCTACACCTACTCCTTATTCAATAGATGCTACATCTGGAACGTATACTTTAACTGGCAGCACTACTGCCCTTAGCAAAGCTTACTCTTTGGCTAGTGCATCTGGGGTATATACTCTTAGTGGTACTACTGTAGATTTTAATACTGGATATGTATTAGATGCTACATCTGGAACGTATACTCTTAGCGGTACTACTGCCTCTCTTAAAGGTGCTCTTAGTTTAGCTGGTGCTTCTGGAACGTATACACTTAGTGGTACTACTGTTGGATTAGATACTGCTTATACATTAGATGTAGACTCTGGAACGTATACTCTTAGCGGTATCACTGTAGATCTTAATAGTACTTATACATTAGATGTAGACTCTGGAACGTATACTCTTAGCGGTAGTGATGTAGCTCTTAATAGTACTTATACATTAGATATAGACTCTGGAACATATACTCTTAGCGGTAGTGATGTAGCTCTTGAAACCGCTGGTGCTTATTCACTAGCTGGTGCTTCTGGAACATATATACTTACTGGTACTACTGTTGATCTTAATAGTACTTATACATTAGATATAGACTCTGGAACATATATACTTACTGGTACTGATGTAGCTCTTGGAACTGCTGGTACTTATACATTAGATATAGACTCTGGAACATATACACTTAGTGGTACTACTGTTGACCTTAGCGCTGAGCATACATTAGATGTAGACTCTGGAACATATACTCTTAGTGGTAGTACTGTCGACCTTAGCGCTGAGCATACATTAGATGCAGCATCTGGAGCACTTACTCTTAGCGGCAGCACTGTAGAACTAGAAACTACTGGTACTTATTTACTAAATGCAGATACTGGAACGTATACACTTAGCGGTACTACTGTCGACCTTAGCGCTGAGCATACACTAGATGCAGCATCTGGAGCACTTACTCTTAGCGGTATCACTGTAGATCTTAATGGTGCCCTTACATTAGATGTAGATACTGGAGCTTATACACTTACTGGTACTGCTGTAGAATTAGAAACTACTAGTACAGGTACTTATTCATTAGATGTAGACTCTGGAACGTATACACTTAGCGGATTTGCTATAGAATTAGATACTGCCCCTAGAACCTATGCCTTAGATATTAATTCTGGTCGCGGATGGCATTACTGGCTCCGCAAACGTAAAACGGGATAAAACTTAGAATGTCAGCAGGAACATTAAATTTAAATATAGAAAGAGGCAGTATATTTGCCAAAACATTAGTTTGGAAGGATGCAGATAAAAATCCTATAAGCTTAGCAGGAAAAAGTGCACGTATGCAAATACGTCAACGAGTAGATGATATAGCTTATATAGCCGAATTAACTACTGGAAATAGCGGCATAGTTTTAGAAAGTGGTTCAGTTACTGGACAAATACAATTATATATAGGTGCAGTTGAAACAGATACATTTGATACTGATTTTGCTGTTTATGACTTAGAAATATACGAAAACGGAAACGCAAATAATGTTATACGTTTACTTCAGGGACAAGTTATTATTTCTGAAGGTGTAACTAGATAGATTTATTTCGCTTTCGCGAAATTAATTAATAGAGAGAGGAAAAAAGAATGGCAAATGCAAGTAAGTTTAATCAATTTGTAGAAGATTTAGGGCTAGGAGTACATAATTTTAATGCTGATCAATTAAATGTAGCTTTATATCAAGATACAGCATCAATTACTGCAGCAAGTGGACCACTTTTGGGTAATTTAAGTAATGAAGTAACAGGTACAGGTTATACTACTAAAGGAAAAGATATTACAAATACATGGTCAGAAACTACAGGTACAGCAACATGCGGTGCTTCAAGCCCTGCGGCATGGACAGCAGGAGCAAGTGATTGGGATAGTATTCAATATGCAGTAGTATTTAATGAAGATGCAACTGGGCCAGATGAATTAGTAATGTATTGGGATAATGGATCAACAATTGATTTAACAGCAGATGATACGTTTACCTTTACTATTACAACTAGTATATTTACTTTAGCCTAATGCATGATTATCATAAGTTTATTAGAGAGCAAATAAAAAAGAAACCTGAATTCCAACGCGAATGCTGTAGGGATATAAATAACCTACAGTATTCCGTTAAGGATAATAATGTTTATGATAAAGTAGTATTAAGATGCAGACATTGTCATAAACTACACTATCATATGTTAGGAGAAAGCGCCCATATAGGTGCTAGGGTTAGGAGATAACATGTTACATGATTTAATCGAAACCTCGGAACACACAGACACCTTCTTCCACCACGGTACATCTGGTCACTGGAAAGACATTTTATCACCAGACCAAGCTAAGAGAATAGAGTCCGACCACAGGGAAGTGATGGAACAGTATGGCTATTTAGCCAGTAATGTGAGAGAAATTTATGCCTGATTTAAGAGTGTATGGTTCAACTACTGGAGAGATGAATAATTTCTACTTTCCGTTTCTCGATCCTGATTCGTCGACCGGGGATTATCAGACTTCAGACCCGTCACCGTCATCATCTACAGATCTAATTTTATATCTGGATGGTGTGGCGGCAACTGGAGGTGCTGCGGCATCGAATGCCACACTGTCATTTCTGACTGGTGGATATGGGAAACTGGCATTAGTCACTGCTCAGATGCAGGCCGAGATCATTGTGGCGATGATTGTTGATGCTACTGCTACCAAGGAATGGGTCGATACCTCCATCATCATCCACACAGGAGGTCATGCCAGTGCACTACATTCTGGTTAGTCTTTTATGTCTGCCATTTCTGGCTAATGCAGCTCCGACTTATTACTGTGTCTCCAGTAATGGGACTTCAGCTTGGGATGATGGTGGAGACAATTGCATTGGTTCAGTGGGTGACTGTACAGGTCTTACAGGAACGGCTGCCTGTGATTTAGATACAGCGAATGATGAGGCAGTTGTTGAAGATGTAATCTATTTACAAGCCGGAACATACGGTACTGGTGAACAGATACGTCCAGCTAGATCCGGGACTGATAACGATAATCGGATTACATATCAGGCTTATGGTGATGGTCAAGTTACGATGAATTGGACGGGAACAGGTGGTTATACGGATAGGGGTTCAATTGCACTAGGAGAGCGTGATTATATTACAGTAAATGGTGCAGGGCCTAGTGATGAGGATGGCACTAGAAGAATCGTGCACATACCTACAGGTTTTGTTTCTACTTACGGGAATGCGTGTGGATCTGAAGGGACGATAGTTAAAAATGTTGTTTTAGGTTATCGCAATGGAGGGGATGGAAGCATAACGGCAAGTCGCGGATGGTCTGCCTGTGCCAGCACTTGGGAAGGATCTTTTACGACTATATATAATGTATTTGAGAATAATGAAATATACGGTGAGCATGACGCACAAAATGATAGTACTGAGGAAACACAAGATTTAATTCAAGTAGCAAAAGACTCAGATTATAACTTGTATCAAGATAATATAATAGATAGTGCATCACATGACGCATTGTATATTTCTAGTACACTAGCTACAAATAATGTAGTCCGAAATAATGTTATTAGCAACGATTATCATACCGCCTGCGCTCTTTGGCACGCTGGAGGAAATAATTTATGGGAAGGGAATGAATGTAGATCGTCTTTTGATTATGATCAATGGCCCGGAGCAACACCGGGGAATGCCCTTCAGTTATCAGCCCCTGATAACATAATTCGATACAATATAATACACAAAGGGGGAGCAGCAGACTATACGAGTTCGGCGCTTGGAGGGTTGAAAACAACATCGGGTACTAGTGGGGGTGATTCAGACGCGACTGATAATCACATTTACAATAATACGATGGTAAAAAATCGTAACCATTCGTATGGGCTACAGTATGTTGGGACGAATTTTCTAGATTTAGGAAATAATCGGATGGTTAACAATCTACTGTATGGAAACCCATATTCTGGCGTCTTAGTTCAATATGCTGGTGGATCACAAAATTTACCAGACGGAATCCGAGACAAGTGGTTTACTAATATGATCGGGACTAGCAGTGGAACTGATTATATTAATGCTGCGGATTTAGGTGGTAGAAATGCTTCAGAAGCAGAGTCTCTGTCTGGTCCTACGTATCCAGAATTTACAGACATCATAACAGTTGATCCATTATTCACTAATTATAATAATAGTGATTACACGTTAACAGAGTCTAGTACGTTAATAGATCGGGGGACAAATCTAACCATCATCACAGGATCAGATTCTGGGAGTGGAACATCACTATACGTAGCGGATTCAAAGTATTTTTATGATGTGTCAGGGTTTCCGACATGGATGGGTATGCAAGGGGACTGGATAGCAGTAGGGTCGAATTTATCTGGTAGTGCAAAGGTCCAGATAGCATCAGTTGATTATGTAAACAATATAATTACTTTAGAAAATAGCATCAGTCGTAATGTAGATGATTTGGTTTGGCTGTGGAAGGACAGTCGCGGGAATTTAGTTATTTCGGGTGATGCGCCGGATATTGGTGCGTTGGAATATAAAGCAGAAGATGGTGGCGTTATCACCAGTCCAGGCGTGCGTCCAGGCGTGCGTCCAGGTGTCAGGCCAGGCGTAAGATAAAGGGATAGACTAATGGCTGCTCCAGTAATTGAAATCGGTGATCTAACAAATAGTTCCAATAATTCAGTCGACACAACTCCAGATGTTAGTTATCCAGCCTATGCGGATGGTGATTTACTTATCACCGTTCTTGCAATGGATGACGATACAGTTAATTTCCCTATTACCCCGCCGTCAACTGGCCCTTTCAGTGAGACTCTAGAATTTACAGCAGTTGCTGGCGATACCGGGTCTCAGGCTGGTCCTGGTATAGGACTTATCGCATGGGTAGGAACAGATAGTAGAAGCAGTGGGGCACACGCTTGGGCTATTGGTAGCACGGGGCAACGTTGGAATGCGTATACAATTCTCGTTCCAGCGGGCGAGTTTGATGCAGGCACTCCTATAGATTCGGTTTCTGATATAGGCGGCAATGCTACCTCAAGTAATAATGTTACGACCCCTTCGTGGGATACTGACACGGCGGGTGGACGTGTTCTTGTAGGCTGTGCGGTCGATACTAGGGCCTGGGGCGCAGCAGCTTCTGGATGGACAACAGTTGATTCTGATGAAGCTACAACAGTCACCATTGCAATAACAACAAGAAATGCTGAAACAACGTCTACTGAGACAATATCTAGCGTTACTCATACGATTGACGGATCAGATATTGATACTAGTTCTACAGTTGGATTGGTTATTAATGGGCCTGTTGCTGGTGAAGCTTATTCAATAGATGCAGCTTCTGGAACGTATACACTTACTGGTACTGCTGTAGATCTTAGTGGCACTCTTTTATTAGATGCAGCTTCTGGAACGTATACACTTACTGGTACTGCTGTAACTCTAGATCCTGTATATAATCATACATTAGATGCAGCTTCTGGAACG